CTTTCTCATCATCGCAGCCACATGGATCTTCGTTACATACTTCACATGTTGCGGCTTCGGCAACGATGTCGTCGTATGTTAGACCTTGTTCGGCTTTTTCTTTTACCAAACGATAAATGTAAGGGAATACGCTAGTCAGTTCTTCGTTAAAAGTTTTGATAGTTAGAGCATCTACCCATTCACTCATTGTTTCTTCTGGCACTTCGATGGCGTCCATTGGCTTGAAGTTTTCGCGGAATGCTTCGTAATAGTGCTGACGCTGTAGTGCGGCAACTTCCAATTTTAATTGGCTTAAACGTTCTGCAACTTGTTCGCTAATAGGACCAAGTGCTTCGGCTACAACACCACTACGCTGTGTGTAGTTCTTAAATTGACGTAGTTTGCCAATTTCTTCTGATAGGCCGGCAATATAGCCTCCCATTGCATCGTATGGTGCGCCACCGTTGGCTACGTGTACGGCCATTGCACGAGCACCATTTAAATGCTTGCTTGGATAGCGGAAACGTTCGCCATTGGCACTTTCAATATAGATACTTTCGATGCGTTGCGTACGACCTGCTGGATTATTGTAGTTTACAGGTGCGCTGTGTTTAACAATAATTTTGGCTTCGCCCACATCCTGGTAACTAGTCTTGCTAGTACCGAATAGTCTTGATTCACTCATTTTATTTTCTCCGCTTTCTTTGCTTAGATATTCGTAATCTCTTTGATCCAAGTTTGACTTTGTAATGTCTCTTGTATCAAATGTTAGCAAGTTTGATCTAGCAAACTGCCTCATGTCTTTTAAAAATTTATACCAATCGTCTTTTGCTTCTAGTGCTTTATCCGATAGCATGTCTGTGTTGTAAATCACAGTTAGCGCATCGTTATCAATCTTGATGTTGACTCTACCCAATTCGTGGTCTCCCACAGTGTAGTTTACATCAAAGAATCTAGCCTCGCTTTCGTCGTTTGTAACGGCGCCAGTTTCGTCCCCAATTTTGATGTCAGAGAAGCGGCTTCGAATCTTGTTGAACAAGTCGCTGGAAATTGTACTTAAATCTTTCATATGTGTATTTATTAGAAACTACTTGAAATGAATATAGGCATTGGCGGCTCAAAATCCTCAGAATCGTCGTCATCTAACTTGCCGCTCATTAGGTCAAACACACGCTGATCCCAATCTGCTAGTACACTAGCCATACGCACAATTAGCAATAATGCTGAGACTAAGTCGTCTGTTTCGCCCGATTTTGCTTTAAAAGTAATGCCCGTAGCAATGAATGCTTTTAGTTCACTAATTAAGGGCTTAGATTTAATCTTCATTTTACCCGATTCAATTAAGTGTTTTAATCTGCTACAAGACGAGATTTTAGTACCATGTGTTGTATTAAATCCTTTGCGGAATTTACGTACATGCCCTCTGCGAATTGGCTCTGCTATGAACATTCCAGGTATATTTTCTTCGCCTACGTTCTTAATAACAATAAGAGCGCTTTCGCCCAGTGTGTTGTTTTCCACACTCCAATATATGTTAGATCCGTTTGTCTTTGGGCAAGAATCTGCAATATATTTGTTAATATCTTTTAATATCTTAATTTGTCCTTCTACTGGAGTCATGTTATGTTGCCACTCTGCAACTTGTTCCATTGAAGGCAATTCAAACACTTGTATAGCCGCGTTATTGCCACCAGTACCCAATGCAGGATCTAAACTAACAATATAGATCATATCGTCTTTGGGCTTCTTGTACCATCGACACTGTCCCATACGCATGGTTGGTTCAATACCTTCCATAGTTGCTAACGTAAGTGCGCTGACTAGTGTTTCGTCAAAGATAATGAATTCACAACCGTATTCTCGGCGGAATCGTTCTTCACCAATGCGCCCAAGTTCCTGTGCTTTCCAGTCCTCGTTACGGTCCGGATGTTCCCACCATTCTGCTTTATAACTATGGAATCCGTTTACACCTAATTCTTGTTCGTTTCCGAATTCGTCAAATCGTTTACAGGCTTCTTTCCAGATGAGAGCGAATGTATCTTCGTCTGAGTTTGGAGTTGAAGTGATAATCGCACGTCCACCAGTTGCAAGAGTAGGCGATATAGAAGTCCAAAACTCTTCTGCGATATTAGGTTGCACAAATGCAAACTCGTCACAGTATAGTAAGGAAATAGACATACCACGACCTGTGTTGCCAGTAGTAGTTGCAGAGACAATTCGCGATCCGTTATCAAATTCAATACTCCCTTTGTTATAGTTTGTTACACCACATCGTACATAATCTGGGCACAATTCATATGCGTAACGAATACGTTGCATAATTTCTTGGGCACCGGTATACTTGTGTGCTGCCACTAGAATAGTTTGGTCAGGGTGAAACATTGCGTACCAAAGCAAGTATCCTGCGGCGCATGTGGTCTTACCACTTTGACGTGGCATCATATTGATGTTGAAGCGATAGTTGTGATAACTGTGCATCAACCTAAGTTGATATTCAAACGGTTCAAACTTTACTTTACCCCTAACTGGATGTTGGATGTAAAAGAAATTTTCTGCAAAGTAAAGATACCCTAAGTCACTGTCAGCACATTTGGCAAGATCCTGAATCTGTTGTTCAGAAAACTTTTCTTGCTTATGCGCTTTTTTAACTAAGACGCCTTCTAATGATTTGTTTGCCATAAAATTATTTACCGAAAAAAATAGCACCCGAAGGTGCTATTTGGCACAGTTTTAAACAGTGTGCTAACTGCCGACGAATTAACGTATTTCTTTAATTTGTTTGTATAGTTTAGCCAAATCTGACTTTAGGTTTTCTACAGCCATTGGGTTGTCACCGCGGAATGGTTTGTCGCTGTAACTTGCTTTGCGCTTGTGCAAATCGTTGCCTGCTGGATCTTGATAAGGTGAAATCTTTTCGTCAGGTGAATTAGCGTAACTTTCGTTTTCTTCTTCATCATTTACATCTGCTAGTTCATCAGCCATGTCGCGGACTTCATCAGCCATCTTACCTAATGGACTCTTCTGACCGCTAGTGTCATCTCCGCCCATTTCTTCTGGACCCATGTCGAATTCCATTTCGTCATCTTGTCCTTCTTCTTTTTCTAGATCCATGCCTAGTTCGTTAGCCAAGTCATCTAGACCAGGTCCTTGTGCTGTTTGTTTATCAGCCATTGGAGCCATTGGCGCTTTTAGCATATCAATGGGATCAGGCACAACTGCGCCGCCGCCTACAAGTCCAGGTGCTAACGGACTTTCAGCCTTGTTCATTAAATTTAACAAGTCTTTAATTTGATCAATACCTTGAGCATTTAAATTAACACTCATGCTTACTGGTGTAACTGTAGGGATTGCTGACTGCGTTTGCATTGGCATTCCACATTCTACGATTGACTCGTTGATTTGTTTTTTCTCTACATTGCCTGAAACAATGTTCAGAAGTTTTTTCATATCCATGATTATTTTCCTTTTGTAGCCTTGCTACCGATTGGGCTGATAGAAGTGCCCTCGGGCATTGCTTCAGATGCTGGTGCTTTAGGTTGATCCTTTTGAGCACGTTCTTTAGATGCTGTTTGCAAATCTTTTAAGAAAGTACTAACGTACTTATCACCTACTTTGTCTTGAGCGCTTTCGCTTTCAATTTCTTCAGTTTGTAATAAAGATTTATATTCAGTATCTTTTTCTTTCATTACTTCGTCGTAGTGCTCGCTTGGCTCATTTGCTGTGCGAACACGCAGACGCTGTTCAGAACATTGGCACATTTCACCAATATATGTTTGCAATACTTGCGGTGTTGTTGGGTAATGCACTTCTAGATCAAATACTGTGACTGTTTCGTTTTTTAATTGCGGAAAGTCTAGTTGAACTTCTTGAATAGGACTGCGTTTGCCTTTGCTCAAGTTTACAATAGAAAACTTAGTCATTGCATCTTTTAGATTTTCTGCAAATCCTTCTGGCAAGTCTCCTGCTACTTTAATTTTAAAAGCATAAGTTTTCTTGCTTTCTGTTAGATATTCTGTAAATGATTTCATAGTTTAGTCCCGATATCTTATTTATCCATGTTTTTAAGTTTTTCCAGCAGGCTGTTGCGGTCTGTAATAACGTAGCCTTCGCCTGCAATAGATCCGCCTTCCCCGTCGGAACCTTTGGCATCTTGATCCAACTTTGCTTTTTTCAACTGTAGTTCGATCATTTTTAATTTTTTATCAAGTTTAGCGCTCTTTGCATCAATAGCATTTTTAAGAGCCGACTGCGCTACTTCAAAAATACGGCTACTAAATCTAGGCTCTACGTTCATACCTAAATCCATTAAATCGTCATAGGCATCAGTTGCACGTTGCGCCAGGGCGTCTAATTCGCCATCTGCTAAATCGCCCAGGCCTTTAACTTTGGGTAATGCGGCTGCAATTTTGTCAATATCTTCTATGTCTCTGAACAAATTTTCAGGAGGAGCATTTTCACGAGCAATATCTCGTTTGCTCTTCTTTTCTTCACCCTTGATAATTTCTTTACTTTCAGGCAAGTTTAATAGTTCTTCAAGTTTCTTAGTCATATTGTTACTTATCGCTTTCCGTTATGGAAAATATCCGATTCGGACACAACTCTAAAATTCAACCCCTGTCTTGCACACCAGTGCCTTGCGGCTTCCCATTTTGCCATGTTTTTAACAAAGTGTGCTTGGTTGTGCTTACTGCGTCCTACTTTTTCTCTAAGTGCTTGACTAGCAGGTTTTACTTCAATAATTTCAACGTGTTTTTTATCGTTTTTATCTACATAACAGATAAAAAAATCAGGTACATATATTGTTTGCTTACCTGTCAGGGGACAACGATATGGTATTTTAACTGCTTCACTTGCCCATTGTTGTATGGCTGGATTGTTGTCGCAGAACTGCATAAAGGCCCATTCCCAACTACTGCGATATGTAGGTGTGCCTTTGCCTATATACTTTTCAGGATTCTTTGGTGCAAATTTTCCTTGGGCAAACTTCTGAGCCATATTAAACCATCACGTTACGTTGCTCAATTAAATCACTAGTATCTTGTTGTTTAAAACCTAGGGTCGAATTACGCTGTCTATTTGCGTTTAGTACCGCAGTTGTTACAGAACTTAATTGTAAGTCTGTTAAACCTTTTAAAGTATCTAACAATGTAAACACATTAACTTCATCTATCTTTGCCTGTTGTAGCAATACAATAGCAGTTGAATTACTGGCTACTTCGTCAAACCCGCGCTTCCTAAAGAACCCGATTACTGCATCAATCTCGCTTGCAGGATAAGATACTGGAGCATTATAATAAGTATCAAAGAATAATTTTACTCGTTGATCTGTATCATTATTACCGTCAACTGGAAAGTTTGTAGTCATATATTATTTTAATTCCGTTAGAACTTTGTTAGCCAGACTATTTATTTTAGGGTTTCTGCCGCTGGCTAAGAAACTCTGTACTTGTGATTTAGCGTTTGCTCCAGCGGCCACGGCACCGGTAGATACTGCTAAATTAACTACAGAATCTAATGCTCCGGGTGTGTTAGAAATCTTATCTTGACTTGCTTGTGTTAATGAACTTGCAGTTGCACGTTCAGCAGGTGCAGTGCCTTGAGTATTTTGATTTCTATTAGAGGAAGGATTTTTTGGGAAAGAGGTGTTTGATATGCCGCCAAGCGATGTGCCTACTACTGCCGTTAAAATTTCAGATTTAATTCCTGCCCTGGTAAGCGATTTGGCATTTTTCAGAGTATTTGCGCCTTTTACCAGTGTACCTAACATAGCAAAAGGATCTGTATAAGTATCGGGATTGCTTAAATCTCCAAGTACATCTTCAACACCTGCAATAACGCCGCCTTGGCCGAATAGACTTCTAGTACCGCCGCCTGCAATACTCAATGGACTAGGACTATTGTCGTAATATTCTGTGGCAAATCCTGTTGGAATACCTTGTTTTACTCTGCCTTGGCCGTATACTACTGCTTCATAAGAAATAGTCATAGTATTTTGTGTAGTACCTGCGCCGTCAGCGTTATTTAGATTATCGTGCGACCATGCAGTGATCTTTGGATTGACTAATGTATAACACTGATAGGTTCTTCGACTCATTTGAAAAATTTGTATAGTACTAAAAAACGGGACTATCTGACTGTTATCTAATCCGTATCGATACATAAATTTGTCATTATTTTGATTCTGTGTATATGCGGCAGGAACGCCAGGATCTGACGAACCTGCTTTAGGTGTAGGTTTTCCGAAGAATTTTTTGGCCATATTAAGACCCATGCCCAATACTCCGCCTAATGCTAATCCGCCAGCGCGACTACTGCCTTTTTGTGGCGTGGAACCTGCGCTCGGACCGTGACTAGAATCTGCAAAATAGTAGCCGTAGTAACTACTCCACAATCCTGTACTAATACCTACATTGTCATCATGGAATATAACGTTAATTGGATCATACTCCATGCGTGTATGAATTTGTCGTTTTCTGTTGTATTGCTGTACTGTATCTGTTTGAATTTTGAACTTAGGTAAATCGACACTCTTAACTAGCATATTAAGTGCTGTTGAGTTTGCACTTAATGTAGGAGATCTTCCTTTTACAGTAGGATTAATATTGAACACTACGTGATACTGAAACTTCTGTTTAGGAGCAAGTCTGTAGTTGCTCTGTACATACATTTGACTTGCGTGAGTAAAGTCGCCCAGATTACCCTTAGGGCGTGTTAGGCCTTGACCTACGTTAGAAAGAAAGTTCTTAAAGAATTTTGCCATACAATTATTTATCCACACATTTTTAGTGTTTAATCAATAAAAAAGGACACCGAAGTGTCCTTTTAATCTCCCGGGTCTTTTTAACCGCCGCCAGTTGCCAATGTACCTAGCGCACGACCAACTGCTGTGCCAACACCAGAACCTGTTGGTGATTGAATAGCGTTATCGTAACGAATAGTTAATGACACAGTAACTGGATCGCTTGTAGCGTAGTTTAGTGTGTTATAGTTTGCTGCCTGTAAATAGCAACCATAGATTTCCCATGTTTCTAGTACGTTAGGCACACTGTTACCGTTGCCACCGTCTAGAATTTCAATACGGGTTGTAAACTTATAGTCGATACCTGAAGCGGCACTTGCCTGTTCAAAGAAGTCGAATTGTTTCTGTAGTTGTTCGCCAACTAGTTTTTGTACTTGTCCTGTACTGTCATCACGTAGGTTAACAGTAATGTTTTCCCAGTTATGACGGCCAGCCAAACGTACTTTTGAGTTATAAACTGCAAGTTCGATATCTTCAAAAGTTAAGTTTGGTCGTGTGCAATCTACTACTTGCTTGGTCAGTTCAGTAGTCGGTGTGCTAACTCCGAAGTTCTCGAAGTTAACACGGAATCTGTACTGCAACTTAGGCATTAACATGCCTTGTGCGCTTGCAGATTGGTCACTGGCCAATGGTACTGATAGTTTGCTTAGTGTTGAAATAGCCATTGTATTCTCCTATTCTTATTTAGTCACTTATAGCCCAGCGATTTCGCCGGTGTTCTTCAAGCGTACTGGAATGTAGATGAACTCAACAGCCTTGACAGGTTCAATAGCAATGTCAACATATAGTTCATTTCTATCAATTCTGTTTGGAGTGTTGTTACTCTCATCGCAAACTACCAAGAAGTCATACAATGCTCTTTGTCCAACTAGTTCTAGCAATAGGCTTTCGACTTGTTGCTTGATCTCATCACGAGTGATTTTATCGTTAGGTTCAAAGATGTATGGTTTTGCAAGTTTATTCAACTGGCTGCGTAGATAAATTACCAAACGTGCTACGTTGATACGATCCAATGCACTTGCATTACGTGCTCTTGTCTTCTGTCCAAAGTTAACTAAACCAGCACCCACAAAGAATGTGATTGGGTTAATCTTGTTTGTGTACAATGTATCACGCTGACCTTCGTTCAATGCAACTGACTGGAATTCGCCTGCGCTGTCTAAGTAACCAACTGCTGTTGCGTTAGTAATACCGCCACGACGTGTACCTGCTGGAGCAAACCATGGGTAAGAAACGTTGTCG